CAATAACCTCCCCCCTACTCAATAACTCCATATCAATCCCCCCTCTACTCAAGTATTCCCAAAATCCCAAAACCCCTTTTTACCCCCGTGTGTTACGGGCAATTACTACGTTCCCCCCCAGGGGCCCCGCGCCCCGGTCCCCCCCGGGCCCATCACATATCGTTGGCCCAGTCTGTCTGCGTCCCTGCCGGTCGGGGCGTGAGAGGATGGGCACGATCGAGCCATGTCATTACCATAGTTTACAGAACGTATCTTATAAGACATTGTATAAATATACTGTGTATATACAAAGGGTTACGGTGTCAATCCCCATTACGGGTATTGCTATCTATGCACAGAGAGGTGTTATCCACAGGGCTATCAACATCTATTGCCTGGGCCGACCATCCATCCCGAATGCTCTGGGCCAGCTCTGGCGTGATCGTGATCGCATCGCCCTGAATCACTTGTTGGATCAAAACGCTGGGTGTGTGTGATGGCAAAATACCTATTGCGCTAAGCAGTGCGGTTGATCCCTTGAATCCATGCTCCCTGACTTGTGCGCTTGTATCCTCGGCTTGATAGGCTTGTATTGCGTATGTGATATTGTCGGCGGCTTTGGGGATAGTTTGTTTGATTATCCTATCCCGGATGCCATCTATAATATCTTTTGCAGTTTGGGTTTGGAGTGCTCTTGATATAGTGCTTTCGTGCACGCCCATTGCTTGCGCAACCTTTCGTTGCCTTGTACCTTTGGCGACCAGTTTAGCGGCTTGGGCGATCTCCTGGAGTTCCATTACAGCAGCCTCCAGCAGAATGCACAATGTCCTTGCTTGGTATCTGATATGCGTTGAGTAGTGTTACAGTGTAGGCAGGTAATCGAATCGTTGGATGTGTTCATGGTGGGAGGCAGCCGCCGAACCGCTTGGGGGTTTACCTCATTCAATGGTTTCATGGTTTGGATGCTCCCACCTATTTCTTGTATGATCGTTTGGAGCGCGATCATTTCACCGTCGGTTTGGTAGAATGTAACCTTATTCCATTTAAGGAGCGTTCCCGTTTTGGCTGGCCCCCGTTCTGGCGTTTCATCGTGCCGTTGTTTTGTATCGTGCCGCCCTTGGTCTGGTCTTTTGCTTGATCAACTTATGCTTTCCTAACCTAACTTTTACCTGATTTTTACACTTTTGTCAAGTGTTTATTTTCTATCCACCCTTTTTTCTCATTCTTTTGGCCCTGCGCAGCGTTTTTATTTTCGAGACGGGTCAAGGTTCGTCTTGCCTGTGAAATATCCATGCTTTTTCAGGGATTCTCACAGATTTGGCCTTATTTTCGGCTATATTTGGCATGGTTCCCTTATATTTGGCATGGTTCCCTGTTTAGTTTGTATCCATGCAAATTTTTATTTGCTATGATTGCAGGGGGTTACGGTAGGTAATGGTAAGTTTGGCATGGGTTATGCTCTATATCAAGACAAAAGATAAAAATAAAAACAAAGGAGGAAAGGAAAATGAACGTTTATGAAATCATCACGGAAGAGATTTTAAAAAAACTGGAAAGCGGAGAAGTGCCTTGGCTCCAACCATGGACCGGCGGCGGCTATCCAAAAAACCTTGTGAGCAAAAAGGAATATAGGGGAATAAACGTTTTCATGCTCTCCTGTTCGCGCTATGCTTCGCCTTATTGGGTCAGCTATAAGCAGGCGCAGGAGTTGGGCGGAAATGTTAAGAAAGGCGAAAAGTCAACAATTGTTGTTTTTTGGAAACAAATCAGGGTCAAGGATAATGACGGGGAAGTTGGCGAAGATGGCGAGTTATCATCAAAAACCTTGCCCTTTCTGCGATACTACCGAGTTTTTAATGTGGAGCAGTGCGAAGGGTTAGATGATAAGGTTCCTAATGCCGGACCCGCAAATCCAGATTTTCAGCCAATCGAAGCCTGTGAGAGCGTCGTTGATGGCATGCCAAACAGACCTGAGATCCAGCATCAGGAACCAAGGGCATATTATCACCCAAAGGATGATTTTGTCAATATGCCAAACAAAGAAAATTTCGACAAGGAAGAGTTTTATTATTCCGTGCTATTCCATGAGCTGGGGCATTCAACCGGGCATGAGAAAAGACTTGCCCGGAAAAAACAAGATGACTGGTCCATGTTTGGATCAGAAAAATACTCCAAAGAGGAGCTGGTTGCAGAAATGACGGCGGCTTTCCTTTGCGGCCATTGCGGGATTGAAAGGGAAACAATCGACAATTCAGCGGCATATATCCAGAATTGGAGCAAGAGATTAAAAGAAGATAAAAAGATGATTGTTCTCGCGGCGGCACAGGCGCAAAAAGCGGCGGATTATATCAGGGGTATAAAACACGAATGACTCTAACACATCCGGGCCGCGCATGGACACGCGGAGAAAGGGAAAGACATGCAATACCAGGACATTAAGAGGGGTGTGGGAAGGCCGCCAAAAGGGGAAACGATTTGTCGTGTTACGGTGCGGCTTGACGAGGATTATTATAACAAAGTGGTCCGGAAAATGAAGTTGGAGCGTCGGGCTACGATGGCGGATACGGTTAGGGTTATCTTGATTGAGTATTTCGACGCAAGAAAGGAGGGGTGAAAGATGGCTCGGATATACCAGAAAGCGCAAAAAGGAAAATGGGTTAATATAATCGTCAGAACAAATGCAACAATGGCGACAGAAAAACATGATGAAGTGATCGCTAAATTTACTCACTCTGGAGATGCTTATATGTGGGCTTGTGAAATAGCAAAGCGGTTTGACGACAACCATTTGATTATTCTGCAATGAAAGTGGGTGCATAATGGCTGACTTATTCATCCGCAAAATGGATAGGGAATTAAGACAGGCGCTCAAAGTCCAGGCCGCCAGGGAGGGTCGCACAATGACCGAGATCATTATTGAGCTGATTAAACTATACTTAATTCAAAAAGAAGAGGAAAGGAGAAGTGAGAGATGATACTAAAAATATGGGATAACGGCGGAAAAACTTTTGATCGCTATATGGTGCGGATTCGTAATGACTATTACGTCATGAGCAATAACCCATTGAGCCCACAAGGGATTAACCAGTATTGTTGGAGTTACGGGGATTTGAAAGAAGGTAGGCATTTAGGTAAACTGATTTATAATTGCGGGTCGGGAAACTACAGAGCATTACCTAATGATGTGCGGATTGCTATTGCAGATAGAACCTGAAAGGAGGGGGGAAAGATGACATATAAGCTGAAGATTCATAACGAAATACCCTTGTTCTCGTATCAAATACCGACAAAGGCGACAAGATGGGGTAATGTGAACAAGTTTCGGGCACACAAAAAGGATATGGCTTTCCGTCCAAAAATGATGAAGAAACTAATCAGGACCATCAAACGCACAAAAGGGATAATCACGTCAATCCGTTCCGAGTTTTCCGGGGATAACTGGGTGAAGATTATCACAGTTGCATGAAAGGAGGTTCACCATGACGCATGAAATGATAAAAGCGGCTGCCATATCCATGATAACGCTCTACCTGCTCGCCTTGCTGATAGTGCTATGAGATAGGCAACCGCAAATATGGTTTACGCTAAACGGGCCGGAAAGTCAAGGCCCGTTTTGCATTTTGCGAGCCGACGCAAAAAAGGGCCATTTTGCCTGGATAAAAAGTATCCACCGCTATCATCTATCGTCCCGAACGTTATCGTTGAATGTAGGGCCATTTCCGTGAGAAATTCAGGCATATTTGATTGGGGTCTTGACATTGCCTTTCCGTTGTGCCATGTAAAAAGGTTTTCATACCGCTCTCGCTTTGCCATTACGAATCAGCTCCTCCGCTATGTCCCTTCGCATTTTGTGGATGCGTCCGTTCATCCCCGGCATGGTCTGTCGTATCAGCTCCACCTTTACCAACCCCTCCGGTGAGGGCTTTAATACGCTCAAGGTTTTTCCGGACGGTTTCAGGGGATACCTCTGGCCGGGGTCCGTCGCCGGTGTATTCTTTTGGGATGATTCCCGCTGGTAGCCGGTCTCCTCCCATACGTCGTCCTGCTGGTCTGTCGCCATTGGCGCCTCCGGTTTTTAATTCAAAAATGCCCTGCCAGCCATTGATTATGGATTGATCCAGTATCTGCTCCGGCGTTGCGCGGGATGTACCGCAAAGCCGTTTCAAGTGCGAGAAAAAGCGGGAATATGACCTTTCCATCAACGGTTTCCGCATCTTGCGCCGCATTTCGAGATATTCTTCAAAGGTTTGCTTTGGTATCCATTCGGGGAGCACAGGCGCTTGCGCCTTTGTTTTTGTAATAGTGTCTTTTGTAACATTGTCTTTTGTGGGTATCATTTTTGATAACGCTGGATTATCATTTTTGATAACGCCGATTATCATTTTTGATAATAATGATCTATTTGGATAACGCTCCCATTTGTCAAAATCTTTATTGATTCTATATACTTTCCTGAATCCATTATCCATTTGGATAATAATTATCTTTTTTGATAATAGGGATTTAAGCGATCTAATGATATTTGGCTTTTCCATTCCGGTCATTTCGACAAACTGAGACAGGGAAATATAATCCTCTATCTTATTAAATCCGTAGGTCTTTCGGAAAATTACATCTAAGACCTGACGATCCTCTCCGGGTATTCGGTGGCGGCATAATGCCTCCATTATTTCATTTGCAATCGCTGTATATCCGTCCTCTTTTTGAGGGTTTGCCATACGTTTCCCCTACATCGACACGTTGAGTTTAACTCCGTGGTCCGTGCCTTTTATTTCGATGGTCACGCCGCCGATTTCCATAGGCGGGAATCCTTTTGTTTCTTCCCACGTCACAGCGGTTGAGGTGGAATATGCCTTTTTCCATGAGCCGCCGAGACATATCAGTTTGGGGCGGCCAAATAGGGTGACAGGCTTCTGTCCGCCTACGCCGAAAACGGGATAGCGGATGTATTGCTTGCGGTGATCGTGGCCGACACAAAACACGTCGCACATGAAGCGGTCTGCAAATCTGCTGTATTTCGTAACGGAGCCGCCTTCCGTCCTGGTCCCGCCGCCGAAACCGTGCGTGCAGTAAAAGTCAACGGCGTTTGTCGCGTGGTCACGTATTAGAAGGATGCGAAACCAAAAGGAATATCCGAGATAAGGAACGGCGAGGAGATCGGCAAGACGCTTGGAAAGGTTTGTGTGGCAACGCTTTGAAACGGTGTCCTCATGGTTCCCGGTCCCGATGCAGATAAGGCGGTCCTGTATGGGCTGCAAGAGGTTAGCCATTTCCTTAACCTCTTCGTCAATCGGATCGTCGTCATCCGTTCCGGCGATCTCGTGGCCGCTCAATCTGAAACGCTTGTCATCGAAGTAGATCGCATCCCATAGGTCGCCCAAAGTGAAGAAGTAGGTCAGCTCATCTCTTTCTTTAATAAATTCCTTGAACGCCCGAAGATCACAAGTGTTTGCGCCCTTGTGCAGGTCCATAAGCGGCTTGATTTTGATGGTATCCTTCCTCGATTTATACTTGATCGGATAGACAAGTATTTTCTCTTTCATGGAAACCCCCTGCAAATGTTATTAAGTGTGGGTCTTTTTGTCCCCGAATATGTCACCGAAAATGTCCCTTAATTCCTGAGGGATTTCGGACTCTTCTCCTGTTATGCAGGTGCATATTTGTCCACGGTAAAAGCCCGCGCCTTGACAGCGGGGGCATTTCGGTGGAGTCACCGATTTGGTTCTGTCTTCTTCCATGCTTTGTATGCCTTCAAAATTTGTCTCGCTTCCACGGGGTAAAAATCCCATTGATCCACACCAACATTCACCATTGGCCCTTCATTAAACTTCCATTTTTCGTGAACATGGGCCGTAAACGCTAAATCAAAGGATAGATGATATGGGTCGGTGGACATCAATTCCAGCGCGTATGCAGGATCATGGCAAAGCAATATGGTTTTCCCATACGATTGTATGACGGCATATTTAAGCGGCGTATTCAGGCCGTTCCTTTTGTCGTGATTCCCCGCAATGAAAACATGATTGCCGTTGAGCATTTCCATCAGCTCATGCACATTCGGACCCTGATTGCTCATCCGAAAGTCGCCCAGGTGAAACACCGTATGCCCCGGCTTGACGCGCTCGTTGTGCCGCCTGATAATCTCACGATTCATGTCCTCTACCGTTTGAAACGGGCGGAAAACGAATTTCGTCAAGATATTCTCGTGATTAAAATGCTGATCTCCTGTGAACCAATACATATGCCCGTCCTGATATTTTGTAATGAATAATGGTCATTTTTTCTGACATAATTCCCGCTCTGATATTTTCCATCCCAAATCAAAAATGATCCATCCGGCCCAATTCTCAATGGCCGTCTTTCGCATTAGTTTCAGCCCAGGGATCTTCCGCAGATACTTGACCAGCCAAATCTTGAAGTCCGCCTCCTCCGCTTCGGTCCATGTCGCATCTTTGCTGACATCGTATGGACCATTGGGCGGCGGATAGGGGAGATTAACCCTGCGGCATAACTCTTTTTCTATCCTCGCAAATTGCGCTTTGGTTAGGTTCATAACGCCCCCCCCTCAATCACAGGTCTTGCAGTAGCCGTTAATATCACAGTCCACAGGTTCCGCTTTCGGCACTTTCCACCGTTTTCTGCATTTCGGGCAAACACGCTCAAAGTCCATCTCCCATTCCCATTCCCGGCTATCATCCCATCCGCAGCGGATACAAACGATGCCTGTCTTGATTCTTACCGGAGTTTCGTTCATAGCTGTTTCCCCCAAAAATCAAGCTCATTATCCCGAATCACCTGCAACAGTCCCTCTGCTAACTGGTCAATCGTCTCCTCGCCCTTCTCCCATTGGGTGAGCCGGGAATTATTATAAACGTCATCAATGGCATGGAGTAGCTCGTGAACAAAGGTATGACTCTGAGCCTGTTTGTGGCGATCAATACCAAACTCATCTTGCGATGCTATCTTGATCGTCTGTCCTTGGGGATCGTGCAGGCCATACAAGACAACGCTGGAGTCGGTAAACTTATGCGGATACAAAATGCTGTAATTTCTACCGCCGATTTTCAGCTTGTCTGGTATCTGCATCACGGTTCCTTTATTGTTTTGAGCATCTTGATTGCCAACGGGACGGCTCCCAATGCCCTTTTGTGCTTAATCGTTTCGCCAATGAAGATTGAAACGGTTATCATTTTGGCCTCCACTCCTTGCCGTTTATCCCGCACAAATAAGTTAACTTGCCGCAATCGAAAAAAGCCAAAGTAGAAACAGACTTGACCTTGTGCCGCTTGCCGCAAATCCAACATTTAACCGTTTTACCCAACGGCGGCAGTTTATCTATTTCTTCGTTTCCGATTGCGATCATGTCAGTCCTCCACGCTCCCGTAATTGCGCCCCGGTATCTTGAAAAAAGTGTGAACCGATGGATGCTGGGGCACTTTAGCCCCCAATTTAATAAGCATATCAATGTCTTTTTGGATTCGCAGGATGTCGATATTGTGCCGAGTGATTTCGCGGTACAGAAACCACAAGGCCGCATCCCACGTTGACGCGCCGTTGAGTTCATAACCATTTTGTTTATTACTCTTCCCCCGCCTGTATCCAAAAGCAAACGATAGGCAACAAACGGCGATTATTGCCGCAATCTTGGCAAAAATGTTCAGTTCCGGCATTTCGTTTCCTCATACTTTTTTACCAGTTGGCTATACTTTGTCACCAACTGGTCATAATCCGCTTGTAATACGGTGACGTAGTTCATCAGCCATTGGATTTTTGCCTCTAACTCGGCCCATTGCTTCTCAAGCTCGGTCATAATCCCACCTCCTCCGCTATTTTGCAGGCTTCCTCTTTTTTGTGGCATGCTTTGCACAGCGTAATCATGTCGTCTGGATGGCACAGGAGCATCTCGTAAACCTGATCTATAAGCACATCCCAAAGGACTCCTTTGGTATGATGCGCCTCAACGTAAACTTCTTTCCCTTTTGCTCTGGATTGCTTCTTTCCGCACCGTTGGCAGGTATATTTGTCTCTACGCAAACAGGCCGCCCGTTCTCTGCTACGCAATGAGAGACGGCGTAAGGCTTGGCGTATTTGGCTTCTCGTCGTGCGCTCGGATCGCTTCGCCATTACGCTACCCCCCTCCAATCCGATTCCGAATAGCAATAATCTGCTTTCTCCGCACAGGCTCTGCACATCCTCATGTTCGACCTTTCCGGTGGTTCCCAATGCAGGTTTCCGCAGGTGCATTTAACGAGGACTTGCCCCTTCCGGTGCTTCGGGATTTTGCCTTTATGCTCCGCCTTGTAGATTGCAGACAACTTATTGGAGCATTTGGTGGAGCAGGTGGATTTACGGCCATTCCATTGCCGATGGCCATGTGCTGATTGAACATAGCGGGAAAAGGTCTTGCCGCAGACGATGCAGACCCCCGTAGAGGGACGCGCCCTTGACCGGGATCGTTTAACCTTGCTCAAATTTGGGGCATTTGCGGGCATATTTACGCTCCTACCAGAATACTATTTGCCGTAGTAGCGGAAAATAGCATCCCACGTCTTGATATTTCCCTGAAACTTGTCATGGACAATGCGCCATAGCGTGACAATGGGGATGCCTATTCTCCGTGCCAATCGGCTAACCTGCCCCCGCCCTTCTGCCTCTTTTTTCAGTTTATGAAGGATTTTTTCTCTCAGCATGGGTCCATTATACGAAAATGAAAATAAAAGTCAAGGGATTTCTTTTGTGAAAAAATGCTTGACAAATCGTTTTGACTTGTGTATCCTGCCATCGAAAGCTCATTGAAACCCAAAGACTCAGCGGCCATGAATCGCAGGACCGATGTAAATTGTCCATCATTTGATGGTCAAAACACATCCCGGAAATGCGATGGGTCGAAGGCGGGCAACACGGCTGGATGCGGCGTGTGCATTAGGGTTTCGGAACAGCGGTAATAGGTTGGCAGAATAGCCGAGGGAAACTGCCGGGAAAGAGGTTTAGGGCCGGGGGTAACCACAGGACTCCCGGCCCAAAATTAAGGAGGTCGCCATGACGGAACAGGGCTTCGCTGACGGTATGTTGTGGTGCTTCGCGGTTGCGGGGGGCCTGCTGTTTACCTTCTTCATAATCTTTATCCTTATGTATTGCCTATTAAACATCGTTGACATGGTGCGGGATCACCGCAGACGGCAGATGCGAATAAAATACTGGAGGGATGACCAATGGCAAACGGTAAGGCGGCGATGGCAAACGGTAAGGCGGCGGCAGTAGAACAGGCGGCGTGGGACGATGCAAAGCGGACATTAAGTGAGATAATCGCCGCAATGGGTGCGGTGATGATCCTGCCTGCGTTGGTGGTTATCGGCGCGTTCTTCGGCGTGCAAGCTGGCTTCATCCGGGGGGCGGAAAAGACCATTGAGCTGTTCAAGAAGGTAGGGACGATATGAAATTTAAAATCAAGCATAGGTTCAGCGGCGAAGTGTTGTTTTCGATGGAAACCGAATCTATAAAATTATGCGTCGAGGCGGCGGTAAAAAGCGGGGCGAACCTGAGCTGGGCGAACCTGAGCTGGGCGAACCCGAGCTGGGCGAACCTGAGCGGGGCAAATCTGAGCGGGGCGAACCTGAGCGGGGCAAATCTGAGCGGGGCGAACCTGAGCGGGGCGAAAAAACTTGTCAAAATTATGGGCGTTGAGCCGGGAAACACCTACTGGAAACGTTTTGAGACCGGCCTAAACAATAATGGCTATCAATACCATGTCGGCCTAAATGTCCTCCGTGATGATGAAAAATATGCCGATGATGAGCGGGTTGTTTGCGGCTATCCGGGGTTCCACTTCGCCAGCCGGAGCTGGTGCGAGGTCAACTATCCGACCAGGCCATTGGAGGCGCGAATCCGTATCCCGCTGGATGCAATAATCTGCGAGCCGTGGGCGACGGATGGCAAGGCATCGGCAGACAAGATTGAGATATTGCAGGTGTTCGATGTCAAGACGGGCGAGGACGTGACGGAGAAATACCGATGAGAGACCGCTACTGGATGATCGGGAATGCCGTTGATACCATCCTGGAATCGCGTGGCAGAGAGAGGGCTTTGGAGAGAATAGACGAGGCACAGGACAATCTCGCCTATCTGCAAGCAAGGCGGCAATACCACATGACGTATGACAAGGCCGATGCTCTGGAGTCGGAGATAAACGATGCACAAAGGGAACTGGATCGGGCGAAACAGGCGCTTGTTGAGGATTATGGGGAGGTGGGGCCATGAGCATCAAGTATAGGATCATCAGGGGGGTGATAGCGTGGATCAATCGGGTTGATCCCTACATCCTGCGGGAGCTGGTAGTGCCGGAGGGGGCGCACATCCACCGGAACCCTAAGAAGAGGAAGGCGAAAGCAGAAAGGCAAGAAAATGAACGAGGGTCCGCAGTGGCTTGAAGAGCGACGGAAAGGGATCGGCGGGAGTGACATTGCCGCCGTCATGGGGCTGTCACCGTGGAAGACGGCATATCAGGTTTACCAGGAAAAAAGGAAGGAGGTTGCGAATTGGGAAGGGAATGAAGCTACAGACTGGGGCAAGCGCATGGAGCCTGCAATCCGCCAATGGTATTCCGATCAGACAGGCCGCCCCGTGCGAGTCCCGGATAAGATCATCACGCATTCAAGGTATCCCTTCATGCTGGCGTCGTTGGACGGCTTTACGGACGATCCTCTCCGGGGGCTGGAGATCAAGACGGCCCGCAGCGTGAAGGGATGGGGCGAACCAGGAACAAACGAGATCCCCGATTACTACATCCTCCAGGTTCAGCATTACATGACGGTGACGGCGTTCCCG